AATGGATCAGCGCACCGTAGAGGTAGGCGTCAGGCGCGTTGGTCAGGAGCCAGTTGGTCGTGGCCGAGTCCGACAGCGCAGGGATTTTGGCGAAATACAGGAGTTCGCTCGCGTAAGTCCCGTCAGGAATGGGGTAGAGTTCGAACTGCGCCCCGGTCATCGCGTAGTAGTAGGGGCGGCCATTGACGTTGCCGTCAGCCTGCTTGCGGTCGATCATCTCGGCTTGGCTGATGAGTTCCAGCCGCGAGGTTTCGCCGGTGGTCAGATAGAAGCGGATCGTCTCGACCCAATCTGCCGGGATGGCTGAGAATTGCGTGTCAAGGCTGGCGGTCGCGCGCACTTCCATGCGCCAGTGACGCAGCTTGCGCTGCATGTCAGCCTCGGCCAGCGCGATGAACGTCGGGATGGCAGACGTGAGGTCATCGCGGTTCAGAAAGTCCGCGATGGCCGTCTTCAGTGTGGCGTAGGTCGTGATGGTCATTTCTTCTTCGCCTCGTTGCGGCCAGAGATCGCCTTGGCCTTCGCCTTTGCGTCAGACTTACTGGACGCGCCCCATGCCTGCAATGACTTCAAGAGCCGCGTCGGCTCGCCCTTTTCGTCCCGCTCAGGCCCCGGCATGTTGCCCATGCGAGCCAAGAACGAAGCCCGGCGGGGGTTGTCGCCAGACTTGACCGGCGGCTTGAGGTTCATGCCCTCAGCCTTGGCAGACGCGCGGCCCTTGGCGTTTAAGCCTCCAGCCGGGTTTTTACCCTCTTTGCGCTGCCATGCCGGTGTTTTCGCCATTACTTCTTGCCCTTCTTGGCAGTCTTGGCAGAAGCCTTGAACGCGGCAGCGGTCGGCGCACCCTTGGCACCGGGCTTCCGCATTTTCTCGCCCGATCCAGCCGCAATGCGGGCCTTCTTGGCTGCGATGTTGGCATAGAGACCGCCCGGCATTACTTCTTGCCCTTCATCATGCAGCGGCCCATAGCCTTGCACTTGGCGGGGTTCGGGCAGCCCTTGCAGGGCGCGAACTTCGGCGTGGGCTTTTTCATTTGGACTTCCCCTTTTTGCTTTTGCCCGCCTTGGACAAAGCGATTGCGATGGCCTGCTTTTGCGGCTTTCCAGCCTTCATCTCAGCGCGGATGTTACCAGAAATAACCTTCGCAGACGAACCCTTTTTCAGTGGCATTGCGGGCAGTCCTCATGATGGTGGATGCCGCCACCCTAGCACATCACGCGATGCCTTTCAAATTGCGTCTGATCGGCTCGCCCCAATCGGCTTCGACCGGGCGATAGCCGACGAACAGATAGCGCAGGCTGTCGCAAGTGTGGCTGGTCCAATCGTGCTTTGGCTTTGACCGCCACGTCTTAGACCGCTCGTCCCAATCACGCTGATACTGCCGCAGGGCCTCGATGAGCCGCGTATGCTCTTCGTGGATATATGTTCGAGCCAGACCGTTGCGAACAGCTTGGATGCCGTCCTCAATCGGGATGTTTGGCGCGATGGTGATGTTGCGGATACCGAGGCCCTCAAGGGTTTCGATCCGCGACACGCCGCTGCCCAACTCGCGCACGCGAGCGTCGTGCGGCAAGATGTGGCCGGTGTAGGTGTAGGGCTTGTCCGACAAGAGGCGGGCGTAATGCGCCAAGCCAGCGCCGCTGTCCTCGATGTGGTCAATGATGCGAACCTCGTTGCCGACGAACTGGGCGAACACGATGGACGTGGTGTCGTCCATGCCCAAGTCCCACGCCGTCACAACGCCGACCTGCGGCTCATGCAGGACATTGCGGATGCGCTTGTCTGCGGTCATCTGCTTCATCTCGCGGCCATAATAAGCCCCGATGATGGCGGCCTCAAAGCTGCATTCGAATTCTTGGTCGTAGCGATCCGGGCCGATGGTCTTGAGTGCGTCGTTCAATTCCAACTGCGGAATTATGCGCGTCTCTGACGCTGGCAGCACCAACGAGAACCAGTTGGGGTCGCGAGTGGCTTTGTCGTAGATTTCCCAGAATTCGTTCTTGCCTTTGGGCGTGCCGATGAAGGTTGCCCGGCCTTGCCGGTCGGCCAGTGCTGGGCGAATGACGGTTGGCCATGCGTTGGCTGGGAAGTCTGCGGGTTCGTCCAGCACCACGTCATCGAAATACAGGCCGCGCATGGCGTCGTAGTTGTCAGCGCCGAACAGGCGAATGCGTGCGCCGTTTGGGAAGTCTGCCCGCAGTTCGCTTTCGTTGTAGGACATGCCGGGGATCGGCGCGGTGAACTGCTTGATGTAGTCCCAGCTAATGGCTTTGGCTTGGTTGTAGTATGGCGCGATGTATCCGCAGCGCACGTTTTCGCGTGGCGTGGTGATGGCCGACTTGATTAGGTCATTGATCGCGCCGACGGTCTTGCCGAAGCGGCGATGCGCGACGATGCAGGCAAACCGCTCCTTGCGATTGTGGAACGGCAGAAGCTGCTTGCGCGGCAGGTATGGGATTTCAATTGTCGGCATTCTTCCACTGGATTGTGAGAGGGCCGCCATTGCTGGTCATGTCGATCTCTTGTTTTTCGCGCCAGCCTGCGCGGGTTTTCATCCAGAAGATCATGGCTGCTGTGTCGCCTTTGGTGGCCTTGTTGAACAGCGCACCGCCGACTGAGGCGTTGGCGCGGGCCATCGCTTGGTCCAGTTCGGCCCGGTAGTATTTGGTCAGCGTTTTGTCATCAATGTCCAAGATGTCGGCGATCACCTTTTGAGGGGTGCCGATGGTGGCGTGAAGCTGCACAAGCTGGCGGCTTTCCTTGGTGGGTTCGTGCGGGCGGCGGCTCATTGATCTAATCCTTGTGGAGCGTGCGGGTCAGTGCTGCCCTGCCGCTGTGCCGACTGGTCGTCGGTCATCGCCTGCTTCGCACGCTTTGGGTATGGCTTAGACAGTGGCAAGATAAGCTCACGCATTTCTGCGTCAAGTGGCATTAGGTATGTGTGCTTTCCTTCTACTTTTTTCTTTAGAAGGTTGTCTTGCCTCACTCCTGCATCATCAACTGTCTTCTTGTGGGACCATTTTCCATTATACCAAACCTTTATTGCTGGTGCAGACACCCCACGATATACCCAATTTCCTGCTTGATATATGCCGCCGTGATGTCCTGCTTCTGGGTCTGCATAAGAAACAATGAGCCTCAAGTTCGGGCTTTGCCTCTTTAGAAACCGCATGGCATGTGCTGCAATCCTTGAAACAGGTGTAACATGGCTTGTAAGGGCAATCCTGACAAGTTCACAGCCGTGATCCTGTTCTAAGCCATAGCCTTTGACCATATTGTGATTTGCACCACGTCCGAACAAAACAACCCCGATAAACTTGCCGTTTTCCCATGCTCCGACCTTGACCAGCTTACCGGCTGGCAAGCATCCGCTGTAATGCCAGTTTAAACAGGCATACTTTGCCGCCTCATGCGTTGCCCAATCGATTTTGAGATCAGCCTTTTCCATGTTCCCTCAGATCAAAGTCTTGTCCGCAGTGTGGGCATTGGATCATCTTTGGATCAAGCTGGTCCAGCTTTCCCTGATCGTCCTCACTTCCCGGCTCAAAGTTTGGCTGGTGAAATAGTGCAGTCATTTCTCCAACCTCAAAGCCTGTCAGCGACAGGTCAAAGCCCTGTGCATCCAAGTCCTGCAATTCGATCTTCAGCAGATCGTTGTCCCAGCCGGCATCCAGCGCAAGGCGGTTGTCTGCGATGACATATGCGCGACGCTGGGCCTCGGTGAGGTGCGACGCCTCGATGACGGGCAGATCGGCAAGCCCCAGCTTTTGGGCTGCCATGACGCGCCCGTGGCCTGCGATGATGCCGTTCTCGCCATCCACGATGATTGGGTTCAGGAACCCGAATTCGCGGATGCTGGCGGCGATCTTGTCCACCTGTTGCGGCGAATGCGTGCGGCTGTTGCGGGCGTATGGGATCAGTTCTGCGACGGGGACTGTTTTATAGGTCGGAAATTCTGGCTGGCTTGTCATGTTGTCGCCCTTCGCTCTCGTGCTGTTTGCCCGGTGGATGCAGGCTGCATCATAGCGCAGACGCGCGGCAAAAGAAAGGCCCAGAACCGGGGAGGACGGGCTGGGCTAAGTTGGGCAGGCGTAGTCCAACAGGGAGATGTTGTGGGGAGAGTGTAGCTGAAGACTACTGGCCGATCAACAGTAGATTATCCCGGCATTTATTCCTAATTATTCGGACACCACCTGTCCTAAGAAATCGCAATCGTTAACCTCTTGTTTTCTTAGGAGAATAGTAAAGGGGGGGGGGATGGGGGGTATATATATACACTTCTTCCCCCACCCCCACCCATTCTGTTCTTAGCTGTGTCTTGTCTGTTCGGATGTGTCCGAATAATAGGGAGAAATGGAATAAATCAAAAAGTCAAAAAAAATCAGGGCCTTAAGCCCTGATTAAGCCTTCCGGATAAATGTCCGAGTTATTCGGCCGGCACGAACCAAGCCATGCGAGGCCGCCCCTTCTGGCCTTCGTTCACATTGCGGCACGCAATGCCCTTATCCTGCACCAGCGCGTCCAAAACCTCTTGCCGCTTGCGCGGCTCAAGGTTCGCAAAGGACCGGACGTTTTCTGACAACTCGCTGGCCGTACACCCGCGAAGGCCGGCCGCCTCGATCTTGGCAAAGACGGCCTTGCACGCTGCTTCAAACGGCCCGTCA